GAAAAATTTATTGTTTTGATGTGCCTAATCATTTATTCATTACAAGAAGAAATGGAAAAATAGCAATCCATTCTAATACCGCCATGGAGATGGGCACTCCAGTATTTAAACGTTTGAAAGCAAGACAGACTTATGTGAAATATATGGTTACAGAAATATTTGCTTTTGTAATTGACCAGGCAATTATTCATGGCAGACTGAAACCCGATGTGGATAGAAGCTTTAGTTTATTCTTCCCGAAACTTGCCGAGAAAGATTTTTCAAGTTTATCCACTGCAATAACAAATTTATCAAATGCGTTGGTGGTTGGAGAAGACCAGAAGTGGATAACAAAAGATTGGGCGAAGAAGGCATATCTATTTATTCTGTCTCAGTTTGGTTTTGATATGAGAATAGAAGAAGGCCCTATAACAAATGATATGTCCGAATCTTCTTATGAATTCAAGGAATATTTACAGGCAAAGGTAAAAGAAGCAAGATTAAAACTTAAACAGGTTTCCAAACAAAGTTCCGAAGAGGCAAAGAAAGAAAATGCCGATATCGAATGAAGTAAGAAAAAAAATCGCTGATAAAATTAAAGAGATAACCAAACAAGGATTTGATTTGAATGATGAAGCCGCAAAATCCTTTGTGGATTATATCGGAAAGATTCGAGATGACATAACTAAAAAAATAATTTCCGCAGAAGGCATAGATGCGGTTCATCTCAAAGGCATAAAAAAATATATTGAGGATATTCTGAATGAATTCAAAATAAAGGGTTCTGAATCTCTGAAGAATTATCAGGACACCGGATATGGATTAGGTTCAGACCTTATTTCTGAACCAGCCAAGATGTCAGGAATAAAGGTTAGTATTCCTGGCATATCCAAAGAACAATTACTTATCATGCAGAATATGTCCACAGACCTGATTTCAGGGGCTTCTGAAGAGGCCAAGGCTAAGATTAAGTCCGCTTTAAACCAAGCATTGCTCGGGGAGTTGACTCCCACCGAGGCCGCTCTGAAGGTGGATTCCGCCTTGGCAGGTCTTCAAGACAGGGGAGAGGCCATTGTAAGAACCGAGGTTGGCAGGGCCTTTTCCATTGCCACCCAGATGCGGCAGGAGCAGTTCAAGAAAGCCATGCCGAGCCTTAAGAAACAATGGTTGACCAGTATAGATGGCAGAGAGAGACCTTCCCATGCGGCTATCAATGGACAAATAAAAAATATAGATGAACCATTTGAAGTTCCAAATTACAGGACTGGCGGAACGGAAGAAGCCATGTATCCACATGATCCAAATCTCAGTCCTGAAAATTCTGTAAATTGTCGTTGTGTAATTTTACCAATAACAGATGAATGGTCAGCACAGGAGGAAACAGTATGAAAAAGAAAATCAAGAAAACAAGCAAAAAAAAACAGAATGGAGGAATGAAAATGTTTGGACTAAAAGGAAAAGACAAAGTAAAACCAGAAGTGAAATCAAGCGATTCTGGCAGTTCAAGTAAAATACCCGAAGAAACTATTCCCGAAACCGATGCTACAGTAAAAGAAACTGGCAATGCACCTGAGCCAGAAAAAACCAAGGAGGAAGAACCGATGACACTTGCAACCAAGAAAGAACCCGAAACAAAAAAAGAGGTTCTGAAGATTGATGGCAAAGAAGTTCGTTCTGTCTATGAGTTCAAGACCTACATTGTTTATGATTTTGTAGGTGGCGGCAGAAAGAAAGTCATGAAGAAGGACATCAAAAAAGAAGAAGGAAAATGAACTCAGAATTTCTGTTTGATTTATTTTGCGATGACTTAACAGAAGGTTTAAGACCAGCCTTCGGTTCTCTGGGAGGTAAGAGATTATTATCTTCAAAAATAATCCCTTACTTCCCGGAGCATAAAGTCTATGTAGAACCATTCATCGGTGGAGACGCAGTATTCTTCAAGAAAAAACCTTCCGAGCAAGAAATAATAAATGATAAAGATTCAGAGATTTCTTTTGCTTATAAATTTATTCAGAAGATTCAAGAAAGCGATATTAAGAAATTAGAGAACAGAGACTGGACTTTAACTAAAGAAAGATGGCTCAAACATAGAGATGGTAATCCAAAATATTCCGATGAGGTTGGGCGATTTTTTAATTTTATGTATTTTTTAAGAGGGAGTTATTCTCTCAATAGAAATTCTTATCGACTTACAAGTAATAATAAAAATATCAAACCAAACTTCTCTAATTATTTGGGAATAAAAGATAGACTAAAAAATGTCAAAATATATAATAAAGATTATTCTTGGGTTCTCAAAGAATATGATTCAAAAGATACATTCTTTTATTTAGATCCACCTTATCCAGGGAAGTGGCCTGAAACTCCTACGGGTTCTGAGTTCACATTACCGCCTTTTATTGCAGACATAAAAAAATTAAAAGGGACTTTTGTAATCTCTATGAATGAAGAGAATAAAAAATTCTTCAATAATCGAGGTTGGAAATTTAGACATCTTGAAGTTAGAAGAACTTTTAATCCCGAAAAATTTAATGAAACGGAATTTATTTGCTTCAATTATGATTATAAGAAAAACGATAAATATGTCCAGGAAGAAGTCATTCAGGAATTTCATAAAGAAGGATACAATCCTTCAAAAATCACAGATGCACAGTTGCGGGACGATTGGAGATTAATCCTTGCGAAATATAAAAATGAATTCGATGGAGAGAAAACAGAATTTAAAGATTTGGAAGAAGTAAAAAAATATGCAGGAATGATTTTAAATGAATTACTGAAAAGAGGTTCTTCTGTTGCTACCTTCCATCCAGAAAATATGACTGATGATTCTTTAAAGTTATTATCCAATCTTTTGAAAGAAAAAATAAAACAGAGATTGTTTATTGCTAATCCAGAAGCAATTAAAAGAGGTAGTTCAGAATACATAATGCCTAAACAATATATTCTTGGACAATTTCAAATACTGAATGATGGTAAACAATCTTATGGATTTATTAGACTTGGAACTCCATTGGAAGATAATAATAAGATGTATGTTTATCCCATAACAGATTTTATCCCATTTGGAAAACCAATAGATGATGTTGCACCTAGGGGCACTCAAACTTTCTGGTCTGGAACAACCCTCCATGAAAATACTCAGGAATTCATGCCAGAGCGTTACCAACCGGAAGAACTCCAGAAATTATCTGACCTGGAGCTTATCCAACGTCACGCCGAGATTGTCAGGATTTGGAAAGAGAGAGGTGCCCGGGCAAATGATGAGATGGCGATTAACTCCCACACCTTCGTGGCAGATGAATTGAAAAGACGTGGACTGGAGCATCGCTATAATGAAGATATAGATAAACTATCCGCCGCAGACTTCCCCGTTAAACCTGTGGATGGGAAGTATACCTTGGAAGATGCGTTGAAATTCTTTAATACTGATTTCTATCTCAAAGACCCATTCTTGGCTCTTACGGGTGGCACTGCAGTATCCGGTGAGGGTCATGATTGGGATATCTGGGTTAATTGGAATAATCCTCGGGTAAATCATAATTGTCCTTATTGCGAAAGATTTCTTCAGCAATTAAGATTCAGACTGCAGTCTCAACTTCCAGAGGAATTACAATCTCTTATTCATCTGGTTCCCGAAACAGAAGGCAAGTTTACAAACTACACTCCCCTGGCCCGAATGAAGATTGAATTTATGAAACCTGAAGAACGGATATTAATGAGAATGTCTTTATCTGAACAAGCCAGAGCCGCTTCCAAAGAAGTGAATAAAGAAGCCGAGCAATCTCTCAAAGAAGATAAAATAAAAATGTTCAGGTTCTTTTATGGAATGAAACCCACTCGTTCCGCAGTTCCTAATGAGAGAATGACAAAGGAATTCTTTTTGAGTTTATTTGAACCATCAGACTTTCCTGTTTACTCATCTAAGAAAATGGATGGTATGAGAAATTTTATATTTAAGAAAGATGATAAGATTGAAATATGGTCTGAGGATGGAGAAAATCTAACTGAAAGATTTCCTTCTGTTATTGAAGCAGTTAAAAAAATAAAAGCAGATGAGTTGATATTGGATACAGAATTTGAGATGTGGCATGAAGATAAACATTATCCCCGGGAGAAAATAAGCGGCTATGCACATTCAAAAGAAAAACCAGATGATTCTGATATAGTAGTAAATATTTTCACAATACTTTTTAATAATGGTTATGATTTACATAAATTAAGTGAAGGAGAAAGGCAGGAGATTTTACAGCAGTTGTCAATTCCAGATTCACAATCTACTGATGAAATTCCTGATACCAAAATAAAATTAAATAGAATTCCGAATTATATATCTTCTAATAATGAAGAACTTAGTAAACATCTTGATTTGGTTTCTTCCAAACCTGCTTCAGAAGGAATAGTTGCTAAGAAAGCAAACTCCAAATATTATCTGGATGTTAATTCAAAAGAGGGATGGATTAAGTATCATAAGAATGTTTTATTCTATCCTATAATAATTGAAAGAGTAAAAACAAAGGTTCCAACTATTTTCAATTATAGATACGGAGTTGATATTGGAAGTATGGGAACCGGGAACGAACCTCTGATAGAAATAGATGGCAGAAAAATAATTGAAGTTGGTTTGACTTTCAATACTGCAGAGAAATTAGAACGAGGAGATATGATTGCAGTGGAAGCCGAGACCATAAATTTAACTGATGATAATGAGAATAATAAAATATTAATTTCTGCTTGGGTTCCAAGATTCATTCCTCTGGATAAAACTTTAGAAAAGGTTCCAGATGAACCTGATACTTTGAAATCTCTTATTCAGAAAGCGGCCTTCTCTGAAGTATTGCAAAGAAAGACAATTAATAAAGACGGAATAACATTATATGAATCTGAATTCTCTCTTGAATTAGAAAAACCATTGGAGAATATATCCACTGATTGCTCTATGCTTTCAGAAGATGAATTAGAAGAGTTGAATATCAAAGATGTTCCAGTCATCCAGGAAGCGAAGATGCCATTGGAATCCTATCCTAAAAACTATGGCATACTTGTGAATCATTTCAGAGGCAAATCTGTTCATCTGGATTTCAGAAGAAGACAGAACGGATTCTTACAAGGCGAGACTCTGATGAATGAACCTGCAGGACTGGTTACAGAACCAGTAGATACAATCGAGAAAGGCAAGAAGTGGAATGAGACTCTTCTTAAGAAAGGTAAATTCAGACCGGACATGGACCCGAATCAGAAGGTTGTTATGGTGGATAAAAATCAGCAACCCCTCGAATGGTTGAATGCCAGAGAGGTAATATTTGAACCAGGGCAAGTTGGGGCCACTAAGGAGAATTATGGAGTTCTAATTACCTGCGATGAAGGCATGGTCTATCCGGGAGTTCAGAAAGCATACTTCCGGGAGTTCTTCCTGGATATGAAGCATTTCAAAGGACGGATGGTTGAGCGGGCCATCGGAGTTGGGAAGGAATGGGAAAAGCCGCCTGCAGGACAAACTGTTCAATGGCAAGCATGGACTAATATGGTCGAGCAGACACCCTATCTTTTAACTTCCCGTGGCAGAGAAAAACATGAGGATATTCCACCCGAGGGAGTCTCTTGGTTGTCTCCTGAATGGGAACAGAAGGTTCCGCCGGATATGCGTTGGTGGAAGCCAGGATTATCTAATGAACAGAAATTAGCGCTTATGGATAAATCATACAAT